TGGGGGTAACAAAAAAACCAGTAAATGAAAAACGAAGTAATGAGTAGAGAAGCAAAAGATGTTATTTATATACTGGCAATCCTTGGGAGCATTTTGTTGTTTCTCATGTTGGTAGGTTGTAAGTCGTTGCCCGGTAATCTTGAGATTGATACACCGTTTATTGACATAGAATACGAAGGAAAAACAAATGCCATTTAATATACCAACAGCACAATCGAGCGTAGACCCTAATCGCGGCTACGCACAGAGTCCATCTGGGCCGCAAGGTGCTTCGATGCAACCACCCGGTCTGGCCGAACTACTAAGTCAGTTGCTTGGTCAGCAGCAACTACGGACAATCCAGACTACTGACCCCGGCGCAGGCTACGCCATGAGTCCCTCTGGCCCAGCGGCACAGATGCCAATAAGACAACCGCAGCCACAATTTCGCCCAGTACAACCTGTCAGAGATTTGAAACCTTACACAGGTGCAGACCAGATAGGCCAGCAGATAGCGGGTTATGGTATGCCACCGCGTAATGTAGACTATGGCGTGGGTTCTGCCTCTGCTCCTTGGGCTGTCGGGCCTAAACGTGGGCCTAAGCCTATGAGTCCAACTTTTGAAGGGCCACAACCCTCTGCAGCAAATCGTATGGCCTACTTTAGTAGCCCTTCTGGCCCCGGCTGGAGACCACCGGGAGAATGAATTTTGATGACTTAAAGGTTGGCTTTGCGTCAGTTACAGGATTAGGTAACTGGATGTTGGAGATTGATATACTGTTGAAGGCTGGCATTAGTCTGGCCACTTTGATTTACATTGTGTTAAAGATACGGGAACAACTAAGGAAAGACTGATTATGCCAAGGGTAGGTGGAAAACATTTTGCGTATACCCCAGCGGGTATAAGGGCTGCGAATGCAGCAGCTAAACGCCAAGGCAAGAAAGCAGCTAAGTCTGCTAAACCAAAACGAGGAACAAAAAAGACAAGATATGCTTAAAGGTAAAAAAACATACATGACAGCAGCGGGCGGTGTCCTAGCTGCGGTGGGTGCGTACTTTAGCGGTGAGATGGAACTAGGGATGATGCTTAATCTCGTCATTACCTCGTTGCTGGCCGTTTTCCTACGCAAGGGCGTCAAATCAGACACAAGTGCTGAGTCTGGTGGCAGCGATTCTTAAAGCGTTTCCTGCGCTTGCAGATCTATTCGGCAATGCGGTTGACATGCTTCGAGAACAACAAGCACAGCAGAGGCTTTCTGTTAAAGATGCCTCTGTTGATGCTGCTATTGATGAGCGGTTGCGTAAGCACAAAAAAGGAAAACAGTCATCGGTTGATGATGCACCCACAGTTTGAGCTTGCGGTAATTAACGCTCCTGAGTTTACAAGGGAAGCACTCAAGACGATTAACAAGCTTGAGTATGAGATAGAGAGGCGAAAGTAATGGCTACGGTGGCAGTAACAGCAAGGACGAAGCCCTCGGTGAGCGCGGTGACAGCGCGGGTCAAGGGGGCTAAGGTTGCATTAACGGCACGCAGCAAGGGGTCTGTGACAGCAATAACAGCAAGATGAGTGTAGAGTACATATTGGATAGGGTAGGTAAGAAGCTGGGGATTAACCCCAACGACAACCATCAGCGTTCCATTATGCTGGGCTACCTGAACGAGGGGGCGCAGGAACTCTACGAAGAGTCTGATATGGTTGGTAGTCTTGTGGAGGACTCTTTCTACGTTCAAGGCAACAAGACAATAGCTCTGCCTAGTGATGTGAGTTCTATCCGAGCCGTGAGGGAGAAGGAAAGTAAGTACCCTTGGAGTCTGTCCAGCCTTACCGAACGCTACGCATACAACACCTTGGAACAGGATGACCGCACGTGGCGTATTAAGGGCTATGAACCTTTCAAGGTAACTCCCTCAAGTTTTGCCGGTATGAAGGCTACAGCAACACAGGCAATGACGGACATCTCGCTTACAGTTGTAGGCACACGCTCGGATGCCAGTCGTTTTGTGGAAACCGTAGACATGGACGCTACAAGTAATACGTTCTCTACTACGTTTACGTCGATAGAGTCTATCATCAAGTCGGACGTTTGTACTTACGACATCAGTATCAAGCAGTCGGACGATACCGTGGTTGCGGTTATACCCAACAACGAGAAGGAGTCACAGTATTTGATCGTGGATGTTAGTGAGTTTCCGTGGGAATCTACCGCAGAGCAGAATGACGCGCACACGTTGGAGGTGGTCTACAAGAAGAAATTGCCTTACCTCAGCAAGGACAGCGACGAGTTCCCGGCGGATGGCTACGATAACATCATCGTGAACAAGGTGATGCAGCTTTATATGGAGGAGCAGGGCAAGATCGAGGAGGCCATGCTGTACGACAAGAAGGCCTCTCGGAGTATGGGTCGTCGTAACTCGGATTTGCAGCGTGGCCAACGGCAGAAAGTCAGGTTCGATAAGCATCCGCACGACAAGCTTACGACCTCTCTCCTCAGCAAATACTCGAAAACCTCACGTGTGTCGGGACTATACTAATGGCAGCTTTCATACAGCAATCTTTTGGCGGCGGTATGAATCTAGGCGTTGATGACACTAGACTCGGTACTAACGAGTACGGGCTGGCTTACAACATTAGGAATCGTCACGACGCTGTGGAGTGCGTCAAGAAGGCGAAGGCGTTCGACACAACCAATGCACTTGGGGGCTATAGTGCGACAGACCCCAGAGTGCAGGGAATCATCTTTGTAGACCCGTATTTCTTTGTCTTTGTGGATGGCATCTGTCTCAAGAAATCCAAGGACAGCGATACGTTTACTACGGTCTGGACTACCTCCAGCAGTCACACGAAACCAGCAGCGTACTCTAATGGTGTTACGACAGGGACGGGTACGATAAGGCTCTCTGAAGCTGCCGAGTTTGTATTCACCGCAGTCGTTCCACCTTCGTATGATAATTTTGCAGGTAGAGCTGTCTCGGCAGACAACGCCAGCGCGGGTGGGCAAACAGACTACACCAAACGTATACCCCCAACAGTTGCAGGGATAATCGTGCAGGATGGTGTCAACAGGCCCAATCTTATAGAGATAGCAGCAGACACCACGGTTACAGCCCGACAGTTGATGGGCTACGATCAATGGAGGCCGAACTTTGTCAGGATAAACCATAGTGCTGGTTATGATCCGGGTGCAACTACGTATACTGTGGACGCCACTCCGGTACAGATTAACTCAGGCGCGGTAATCAAGTTTACAGGCGGGGGTGTCCTTACTGTGAACGATACCAACTCTGCAGGGGATACTGCCCTAGGCGGGGTTCTGTCTGTTGCACGCGTTGAGAATGACGAACTGGGTATTGTGGGTTTCCGTGAGTATGTGCCTATAGGCAAGCAGATGGCTTTTCACGGCGGCAAGTTGTATGTGGCATCTGCTGATGGGACGAAACTCTACCATAGTGTTAGCGGTCGGCCTTTGGATTTCATGGTTCCCGTAAACGAGGACGGGGGTAAGATACACGACGCCGAGGCTATAGGCGGTGTCGAGGCCGTAGCCTACACAATCAGCAACGATCCTATAACCTGCCTCAAGAGCTTGAACACAGAGGAACTCTTCGTCGGCGCGTTTAACTCAAGCTACTCTGTCAAGCCCGATACGGTGAATACGATTTTCGGTGAGCCAACCTTCACCAAGAAGTTTTTGTTTAGCACAGGGCCGGTGAATCAGAACTCGGTTGTAGATTTGTTGGGTGACACAGCTTTCATTGACAGGCACGGGATACGATCTTTCAACGCTGTACAACAGGCGGAAACTCTCGCAAGGGATATTATCTTTTCGCAGCCGATTTCTGATGTGTTTAAGGACGTAGCGCAGGATGGCTCTTTCCAATGTGCCACGGTACACGATGGTTATGCGCTCTTCCATGTGTTAACGAATTTACCCGAACAGTATCTTACCGTGGTTTACGATATGGCCACCAAGAAGTTTGTTAGTCTTGATCGTCAGGAGTCTAGTAAGACGGGGGCTACGTGGCAGGATGGGGCAGAAGCTACGATAGATGTCTTTGATGCGAATACATTCTGCACGCCTATACGGGCTATGGCTACGGGTGTTACAACGGCGGGCAGCAAGGATTTGTTTGCAGTTACGGACGATCCAAGCAGCAAATCTCTGTGGGTTAAACACCTTTACGGTAGCACAGAGTTTGCTATGGGTCGCATGGATACCAAGGCGTACAGTACGCAGGAACCCATGGTAGAGTTGAAGCCTATCTCAATGAACATGATGTTCAACAAACCGTTCGAGGCTTACCACACTTTTAAGATCAATAATGGTGATGGCTACACGCCGGGGGTTTACCCATCAACGGCTACTACAGAGTTGCATAGCGGGTCAGGTACGAGCTTATACATCACCGTGGATGAGTTCCAAGAAGCTGACACGGCGGTTACAACGGATAATTTGCCGATACATAATACCACGTTGTTCTTCGATAGCGGGGCTACTCTGGTCTATAAGGAGTTTGCCGCTGACGGTTCGGTGGGACGCTCTCTGTCGAATAGCGCAACCAAGGTGGCTGGTATCCTGTCCAATGCGGCTGTGTCCGACAATGACGAGGGGCGCAACGCTGGTTATGTGGCTGTTTCACAGTTCGTGGATGACGTACGGACGGAGGCTACACACGGCGGTTTGCAGACTAGAGGGTTGCCTTTGATCCAGTCTGGGTTAAGATACCCGGTAGTGTTTCCAGCAGAATTTGATGTAAACACTCATGCGAATCTGGCGTTTAATTGGCAATCTTCCTGCCAAGGTTGGAAGGTAAAGTATAGAATTTATTTACAGGGGTCGTCCAAGCTTTCCCAGATAAGGTTGGAAGCAAAAGATGTGACGCTAAAGTCGTCACTCATTAACCAAGCATACTCAGCGTAATATGTCCATAGCAGTAACAAGTTCAGTAACGAAGTCGGATAAGGTGACGTTGTTCACTAGCAAGGATGACTTTGACACGTGGTTGGCAGGGGTCGCCGTACCGGATGCAACGACCTCGGCAAAGGGCGTCGTAACAATGGGCGCAGCGGTGTCTGATGTGTCCAGCAGCACAACGGGTAATAACACAACGACAATCAACGCGTTGCTTGCCAGCTTACGGGCTGCTGGCGTGATAACAACATAAGGAGATCGAGATATGGGAGATGGATTTTTAGGTACAGACTTCGGTTGGGACGACGCAGCAAACTTAGCTATCGACTATTGGGCAGGTAAGAAAGGTGAGCGCACAGGCCGGGACGTAGGCGAAGAGTACGGCAAAGCATATGCAGAATCTTACCCTAGGGTAATGCAGGCGC